TCAATGGTGCCAAAAGCACCACTCTCTGAACCCTCTCTAGCTAGCTGTCGGTTCTTGTCAGGCTGAGTGGAAAGGTTGATTCCAAACCTCTCTTCTAGACGAGACTCAAACACAGCAGCTATCCCCTTCTGAAAAAGCATATTCAGAAGTGGCTCGGTACATATGGTCCTTGAGATTTCCGAGGTTTTCGGAACAAAGGAAAGCTTGTTACCTGGTACTAAAAGGAAGTCGCCTAAAAGGTTTGACCTTAATGATTCGGTCTCCGCCCAAAGGCTGTACTTTCTCGCGACACCTCCATTGTAGAGGTTGTACAATGACTTAGAAGTTCCGGACATCGGGGAAGCAGCTAGTTTATGATAAAAGCTGCCACCCGTGGCACCGATCGAAGCACCAGGCCCGATCCCAATATTGGCGCAAACATCATACGCGCTTAGTATAGGAGTAAAGGCTTCGTAGTGAAAGAAGTTGTACACTTCACTACTAAATTCACCGAGACAAATTTCTTCTATCTCAGTGATTCGGGAACGATCGATGTCTACGAACCTAGCGCAACGAGCGTTAGATTCGAGGAACTTCTGCAGCGCCAAAAGATCGGCATTCGAGGCTTTAACACCTTCGAACTTCTTAAAGATTGAAGAACGAAGAGCCAAGGCTGCATATTCTTTTGCACTAATGCCAGGCCACGGTTCGATCTTATGACTTTCGTCACAAAGGTCATTCCATGACACGGTAGGGAGTGCAGCAGATAAGTCACTTACCAGGTGAAGAAAAAGAGCATGAGAGCAAATGCCCATCACGTATATCCTCGTCGAAAGTTCACTACCAAGGGGGATTACCTCCTGGATGTCTTTTGACATCTGGTTGGATTCCCCCCTCGATAGTTGCGGTGGTTAAATGATGCCGGACACACCGGTGTCACCGATGCCAGCCGAAGCTTGCGAGAGTGAACCGATATGCATCGACAACGCCGCACGAACGTTCGGCGCATCCGCTGTATCCGCCCCAGCCGGCACCTCGATGATCGTTCTGATCATCATAGTTGCATAAGGCTGGCCCGCAAGGGGTAGAACTCCTTTACGGGTGTTGAGCGTGTACGTGTTGCGCGGTACGCTAGCAACGAGGCCCGTCACCGGGTTCGGCTTCCCAAGGGCTTTGAAAACCTTGGGTCGCGTGAACGT